ACTGGCGAACGAGTCGCCAAAGCGGATGGTTGAACGTCAAAAGCAGTTTGGCAAGAAAGTCGATCTGATGCGCGCCGCTGTGAAACGCTGTGATTCCTACGGCGAGTCGGAGCAGTTGCCTACTGGGTGGATCACCATGGCTGTCGGTTGGGCAGAGGATCGGATTGTCTGGTTAGAGTCTGCCACCTACAAGCCGTCCGTTGATCTCGATGCCGACATTGTGATTCTTCAGGGTTGGATTGATCAGCAATAACCGGGAGGTTGCCCCGGCCTTCGGGTCGGGGTATTTCGTTATATGCTTATATGCTTGAAAAAATTTTTTAACAGCATGAATGTCGCGACAAGTCGCGTCAGTTTCCTCGCTCGCAGGCTCGCTCGCTACCCCCCTCACGGTGACCCCATCCTTAGCCGCCCTGCTTGTTTGGGGCGGCGCTGTTAACAGCGATGTCACCTCGGTACGGCGGAGGTGTCGTCTTAACGGCAACGGCCAGAGCGCTGAGGCAGGTGAGGGCTAGGTATGGGACGGTAGAGAGGCAGGGCTAGGTATGGTACAGTAGAGAGGCAGAAATGTTTAGTAAAATTCTTTAAGTAAATGATAGTAAGTATATGATTTACTTAATGATTTTATATATGTTGTGTTAACTTAGGGAGTATAGTATAATGGATACTGATAGATATACATTAGAGCATAAGCGTGGAGTCGTGTTCATCTACGCATGGGGTACATATCCCCAAGGTAGTGTGCTTGAAGGTCAAGACAAGAAGTCCTTTGTCGATACCTTTCACACTGAATCAGATGCACGATTAGCGTATCCTGATGCTGAACTGTCCAATGGTGGCGACATATTCAATTCTGTTGGCCCCCAACCTGCTAACTGGTATGCAGGGGATGGTGGTTACTATGAATGCGGTGAACATTGGGAGGAGCAAGACTAATGACTGAATCAGGCAAGTGGATATTTAAAGGAGCAGATGAGATGGATGAGAAGTTAGTTAATGGTATCACTGACATGATAGATAGAGCGTGTAATATGGCAGAGATGGACGCTGTATACAGGCATATTGAGCATCGGTTATATGAGGCATCTGGTATGGCTGATTCTTTCGATGATATGATGACCTCAAACTATGGAGGTACTGACTAATGTGGCCTGAAGTTAACATTGTAAATGGGAGAATGGAAGTGACACTTAAAAATGAGCCAGCGTTAGATGATATACGACCTTGGGAGGGAGTGTTCCCTTCGATGAAGGCGGGTGATACCTTTATGCTTGAGTTAAGAGAGGGAGACTATCGTACTGTAACTGTTGAAGAGGTGAGTGTTAGTCAGTACGAGTCCGATGAAGATATATATTTCTGTATTGATAAAGACTGTAATGAGTATGAAGTTTGCTCAGATGAGGTTAACTGGGATACGGTTGATCGTTCACAACGTACAAGGATTAAGACATGAGATCAGATAAGATATTAGAAACTGTATTAACCCCGCTTAGTGCAGGGCTTGATGCTATACTTAATGGTGAGACTGAGTGTCCGCCTTGGGTAAAGAGGTGGAAGGATGATGGTACTCAGTGTCCTATCCGCTTGATGTCCCGTAATGGGGTATCTAAACGGGCGTACTCTGGCATCAACTGGCTTATACTCACCCTATTTAATAGGTATGACTCGTTGGAATGGTATACTGCTAATCAACTGAAGAAGATTACTGGTGATGAGAAGCCTATCCCGTTTGAGGAGATGACCAAGGGTACTGATATTATATTCTTTAAGATGATGCCGAAGAAGGACAAACCTAAAGAGATGTTTCCTCTGATGAAAGGATATAGGGTATGGAATCATGACCAGATACCCGGCTTACCTGAGTATATACCTACTGAAGTGGCTGACTTTGATGCAGCAACAGAGATTGAGAAGTATCTTGAGGGGTTAAACTTAAAGGGTGGTATCCACAGAGGTGGAGATCGTGCGTTCTTCTCACCGGCAGAGGATGCAGTAGCATTCCCTAATGATGATGCGTTTGAATGTGAGCATGAGCGTGAATCAACCAAGGCTCATGAAGGAATCCATGCAACTGGTGCTAGGCATAGGCTTAATCGTAAGGCTTTCCGTGAGTACAGTGCAGAGAACTATGCTTATGAGGAGTTGGTTGCTGAACTAGGAGCGGCTATGACTTGCGCTCATCTGGGTATTCCGCTTGAGAAACTGCAACATACTCAGTACATAAGGAGTTGGATGAAGAGTTTGAAGGATGATAAGAAGTTCTTATTCCGTGCTGCTGCTGAAGCAAGCAAAGGCTTTCAATTACTAACAGGAGTAGAGTAATGTTAATACAGCAAACAAGTAGAGAAGCGTATGAGTCTGTTAATAGGGGTAATAACTCTATGAAAGATAAGGTATATGATCTTATAAAGGAATCTGAATTGCTATCCTGTGAAGAGGCTGAGATTGCCCTTGAAGGCAAGCATCAGTCTATCTCAGCAACCATTAGACACCTAGTTCTAAGTGGATTAGTGGAGGATAGTCTATTGACAACAAAGAATACTTCAGGAAGACGGGCTATTCTGTGGCAATTAGTGGATGATGAGTGATGGGTGTATATTTATTGAGTGATGATGAGTTTGACTGGTGGTATGAAGAGTTTATTGAGGAAGGTCACTGTGAAGAGATGGCTTTTGAGTTGGCTTCAGTGTGTGTCATGCGTAATCCTGCTTATGCTGGTGCTTCTTGGTACGGGAGTAAGCAGACTTCGGCTTATGGGAATAAGACTTGAACTTATTATCCTTGGCTACAAGGTTGCGTCTTATCCTGTGTTTCTCTTTATCTTCAAGGTTGGTCATGGTCTAGTTGGGAACAACAGTTGTTATCTTCCTATAGTATAAGAACTTTACCACTTTTTTACCACTATTTTAGGAAGACACTATGATTACAGGCATTTAAAAGGGGTAAAGATGTGGTGATAAAGGGGTTGAATATGGTAGAGTTCTTATAATATAGGAGGGTGTAATATGAAACCGTATGAAATTGTTGCTCGAAGAGCAGAGACTTATCTTAGAGAATCGAGATCAGCAAAGGATAAACTCACTATTAATGAGAGTTGGAATGTGTCTGTAAAGGATGGCACACTAAAGTATATACTTGATCTTGCTGACTGGTTGAGTCGTATGCCGGGTAGTAAGGAGAAGAAGGCTCCGTATACCAAGCGTATATGGGACTGCTATCTCAAGATACAGAATGGTAACTTGGATGACACCACTATGATACCGCAATTAATAGGGGGTAATCGTATGGAGTACATAGAAGATCAGGCTGTCGAGCATAGCATAGCAGACAGTGGCATAGGTACTGGTGGACTGGGCTATGCTAGCATACAAGAGCAGAGCATAGGCACAGAGTACAGACAGAAACCTAAAGACCCCTATTGGAATGACAAGATACCTAAGTCTGAGTGTCGTACACTAGAGGGGGGGGAGAAGGATCAAGCCTATCGTGATTACCTTGCTTCACTAAACCGTCCTATTGAGGAGAGTGTATGAATCACCTGTGTCAAGACTGTAATAGGGTAGCAACCCATGCCCAGCCACTGGTACTATGCGATAGGTGTTGGGCAAGGAGGAACTCAACCCAAAGTTACAATGGGAAGGAGATGCCGTATCGTGAATTCTTCCTGAGTACCATGCCTAAAGGAATGGAACGGCAACCAGATGAGACTAAGGAGGAGTGGCAGATTAGATGTCAAACACACATCCAAGGAGGAGGCTATGCTCGCGGCGTCATCAAAAGCAAAGGGAAGAAGATGGCAACAGAAAATAGTGAGGTGGATTCTTGATTGCTTTCCATCACTTGAGCCTGATGATGTACGCAGTACACCGATGGGAGTTAGTGGCCCTGATGTACAGTTATCACCGGCTGCAAAGAAACTATATAACGTATGTATAGAGGCTAAGAATCAAGAGAGGCCCGGTTTAAGAAAGGCTTGGGAGCAAGCAGATGCAAACTCAGATGGATGCAACCCCTTATTATTTAACACTTGGAATAGGGGGCCAGAGTTAGTGACGATGAAGGCAAGTTATTATTTTAATTTAATTAAAGAGGAAACAAATGAACAGTCTATGGAACAAGATGATGCGGGATCACTTTAGTTATCGACCAAGATACACCTTGATTGAATCAATTAATGAGTCCTTCCGACCAGAGGAAGGTACGATTAAAACAGTGACTGAAGGTAGAACGGTACAGGTTAAGTGTAAATATCCTACCCCTGATGACGGGGTGTCATACTCATGGGTAAAAATGGAGGAAGAAGATGGGGGCTAAATCTCCTATGTATAAAGTAAAGAATCCTATAACATGGTGGATTCCTAACCAAGATAATTCAGATGAACTTAATCAAGCACGATATAAAGCGTGGTTAAAAATGCAAGCCAGAAAACGGAGGCGTAAAGATGGCAACAAATAGCGAGTTGTTAAGAGAGTTGTTTGTAGAGAATGGGCTGGTCAAGGATGAGGATACATATATCCTACCTTATGGCAAGGGAGTAACTATCATAACCCGTAGTGGTATCGAGAAGATTCAGTTCCATAATAACATTGAGGTTAAGTATTGTATTGAGTCTATCGTACCGGCTGATTGGGCATCGCCTTTCGTGGTTATCAAGGCTGTTGCTAGGAAGGGTGATGTACAGATGGAGTCCTATGGTGAGGCATCCTCTAAGAATACAAAGCAAGCATACCCTGTTGCTATGGCGGAGAAGAGGGCCTTGTCCCGTGTAATCCTAAAGATTACAGGGTTCTATAAGTACGGTGTGTTCGGCGAAGATGAATCAGATGACTTCAAGAGGGAAGCGTAATGAAAACTAGAGCGAAGAACAAGAAGGAAACAGATCATGACCAGAAAAGTCTAGCGAATTCTACTAAAGAACTTGCTGATATTGGCAGCCATTTTCTTATGGAATTTACTGAGTGTGATGGAGATGTATTCTATTCAACTTTTGTAAAGTTGCAGGCAGCATCATTCAAATATGATAACGCAAAGGATGCTCTCAATATGCCTAAAGTTGGAAAGTATTGGGACTATAACAAAGGTGTGACGGGAGAATTCAAATACAGGGATATAAAATGAGCGTCTATGAGGATTACATTGCCATCTCTAGGTACGCTAGGTATCTACCAGATAAGAAACGCAGAGAGACATGGGATGAGACAGTAGATAGGTACTGTGATTACATGGGTAATAAGTTCGGCGTTGAACTGTCTGGTATACGGGAGTTAATCAAGGATAAAGAAGTCATGCCTAGCATGAGAGCCTTGATGACTGCCGGGCCTAGCCTAGAGAGAGACAATATTTGTGGGTATAACTGTGCGTATGTAGCAGTCGATCACATCAGAGTATTCGGCGAGTCACTGTATATACAGATGAACGGTACAGGTCTGGGGTTCTCAGTTGAAAGGCAACACATACATAAACTGCCAGAGGTTGCTGAAGAATTCCACGACACTGATACTGTTATCGGAGTGCGTGACTCTAAGTTAGGGTGGGCAACTGCCCTCGATGAGTACGTTCGACTGCTCTATAGTGGGAAGGTTCCCAAGGTAGATATGTCTAAGGTACGACCAGCAGGTGCACCACTAAAGACCTTTGGAGGTAGGGCTAGTGGGCCTGAGCCATTCGTTAAAGCATTGAATAATATAACTAATGTGTTCAAGGGTGCAGCAGGTAGGAAGTTAAACTCCATCGAGTTGCACGATGTCATGTGCTACATCGGTGAGTGTGTTGTGGTCGGTGGGGTAAGGAGGACTGCGATGATAAACCTATCCAATCATAGTGATGAACGTATGCGTCACGCTAAGATGGGTAACTGGTATGTCGAGAATCCTCAACGCTCACTGGCTAACAACTCTATCTGTTACACTGAGAAACCTGATGTCGGTGCGTTCATGCGTGAGTGGAACGCTATCTATGAGAGTAGATCAGGAGAGAGAGGTATCTTTAATCGTCAAGCCTGTAAGGATATGGCTCCTAGTCGTAGAGATATTGAGCATGAGTTCGGAACTAATCCGTGCAGTGAAATAGTATTAAGATCAGCACAATTCTGTAACCTTACAGAGGTTGTGGTTAGACCTGATGATAACCTTGATATGCTAAAGGTAAAGATTGAGGCTGCAACAATACTGGGTACATTACAATCGGCCCTGACTGACTTCAGATTCTTGCGTAAGGTATGGAAGAATAACTGCGAGGAAGAGAGGTTGCTTGGTGTGTCACTCACTGGATTATGGGATAGGATTGACCCGTTAACTATAACATATCTAGAGGAGATGAAGTCTCACGCTATAGATATTAATGCTAGGTGGGCTAAGAGATTAAAGATTAACCCGGCTACTGCTATCACCTGTGTCAAACCTAGTGGTACAGTGAGCCAGTTAGTTAACAGTGCATCAGGCTGTCATCCTCGTCACTCAAAATTCTATATCCGCAGAGTGCGTAATGATATCAAAGACCCACTAGCCAAGGTGATGATTGACGCAGGTATACCTTATGAGGTAGACAATCATAACAGTGAAACGTATGTCTTTGAGTTCCCGATAGCCTCTCCTATAACGTCTACAACTCGACACGACATCACTCCATTCGAGCAGTTAGAAATGTGGAAGAGGTTGTCATTATACTGGTGTGAACACAAGCCTTCAATGACTTGCTACATACCAGAGGATCAGTGGCCGCAGGTTGGTGCTTGGATATGGGAGAACTGGGATTCAGTCAATGGTATCTCATTCCTTCCATCAGCAGATGAAGGCCATGTGTATGAACAAGCACCGTATGAAGATATAACAGAGGAAGAGTACGAAGAAAGATGTAAGACAATGCCCGAGTCTATCGACTGGAGTATCATCGAGGACAAGGATAACACAACCGCGAGTCAAGAGGTGGCTTGCACAGCAGGAGTATGCGAGATATGAAATGCGAAGATGCAGTAGTAGAAAAGTATACCTACCATAGAGTTCGTAAACCCGGTAGGTGGAACATGGGAAAAGAAACTAAACACGGTTCCTTTTATAGTCACAAATTAGTAATAGGTGGAGAAACATATTCCTTTATCGCTCAAGGATGGAGACAATATGTTTACAAAGGTGATACCTGTGAGTTTCATTGGCTTGATAATAACGGGTATAAAAATATAGACCGTGACACACTAAAGGTGTACGACAAAAATGGAACAAGAGTGTGGCGAGGTTATAGTCCTAAGAAATTGCCAGAGCATTGCACTGAAGAAATGTATTATGGTGTACCCCATCAATACGATGAAGACCCTTGCGGAGTTCACGAGGATGAAGGAAGGTATGATGATAGAAATGAGGATAACTGGGAAGAGATGGGTGGAATAGACCCAGCCCTTGCACCTAACCATGATTGGGATAATGACCCAGTAGGTTTTCGATGATCGAGAAGGATAGACGTTGGGTTAATAAGAAGTATACTAACTGGGTAGCCACGTTACCATGCTGTTACTGCACTATGGATGACGGCACTGTAGTAGCCCATCACCTCAAGCATATTGATTTCCCTTGGGGTGGTGGGGGTACAGGTCTGAAGGCGCACGACTGGTTAACGATGCCACTATGCTATACTTGCCACACTAATGTACACAATGGAGATAGAAATGTGATCGAGCATCAACGAGTAATGATATGGAAGACGCAGAGAGAGGCATTCAAGCAAGGAGTATTAGATTATGTTGGTAAGTGAGGAGAAAGTAGAGACTATCATTCACTACTTGTCTGCTTCAGACGATGACTTTGGCAAGTTAGCCGCAACGGTCAAGGGTCTGGAGAAGGATGAGAAGATAGTGATAGCCAAGGGTATGCTTGAGGCCAGACGGTTTCAGAAAACCTTGGGAGATGCAGAGAATGAGGTCAAACGTAGTAAGGCCTACCTTGAATGGAGGGAGAAATATGAAAATGCCATAGCAGACTATGAAGTTATAAAGGCACATCGTAGTACAGCGGTGGTCATGTGGGAAACATGGCGCACTGAACAAGCAAACCTAAGACGGAGTTAAACAATGGACAAAGTAACAGTAGAAAACAGAGGCGGGGCATGGATTAATGATCGCAAGACCGCTGATTGGCAGGATGATTACAAAGGTAAGATGTATGTAGCCAAACCGGGGTGGCACTGGCTTGGTATAAAGGAGCAGACAGGGGAGAATCGACCTGCCTTTCAGGTAGACTTGCGACCCTTGGATGACGATGCTATCAAGCAGTATTGCTCTGATATATCCATCCTTACCAAGGAACAGGCTAAGGAGAAGTGGAGTAAGGGGCCGACCACACCGCAAGGGAATGGAGGGTACAAACCAGCAGTCAGTGTAGATGACATACCCTTCTAACCCTGTAGGGTAGGTAGGGGTACATCATTTAAACGCCGTGACGGGCATTACAGGAGGTGTGAGGTGTATATATCGTACAAGAACGGCAAAGAGTACCTACTAGAGTATGATGATATCGCTCATACCTACAAGGTAAATGATGTTAAGATACCGTCAGTGACTAGGATCATAGACGCTTGCTTTGAGAAGAACCTAACCAACTGGGCTATCAGCATAGGTGATGTGGAGTATCACCGTATCATTGCTGAGGCTCTGGAGATAGGTAACTATACCCATGAATGGATAGAGGAGTATATTTATACAGGTAGATGTATATTCAACAAGGAAGGGCCGGGTAATAACAATAGTATCGAGGCATTCCTTGAATGGGAAGAGAAGTACGAGCCTGAGTGGTTATCTTCAGAGCGTAAGGTGTACTGTGACAAGTATAAGTATGCTGGTACTGTGGATGCAGTGGCTAAGATAAACGGAAGAGTATGCGTGATTGACTTCAAGACTTCTAAGAAAATCTACAAGCCATACCATCTACAAGTGACAGCGTATGCCCAGGCAATCAAGAGGATTGATGGGTTAAGGCAGTGGCCTTTGGGGATTATACTAAGACTCGACAAAGAGACAGGAGAGTACGAGCAGAAAGTATTTGAACCAAAGGATCACTTCAATGTGTTCAAGAAATGTCTTGAGTTAAGACAGTGGAGTTCACTTAGGATTAAGAATGACAAAGACAAACTGGAGAAAACAAATGAACCTACTAGTAATAGGTGATCCTCATGCTAGTCCATCCTATGATAACGATAGGTTTACTGCATTGGGTAAGTACATAGTGGATACTAAGCCTGATATTGTTGTATGTCTGGGAGATATGGCCGACCTACCATCCTTATCCTCGTATGATAAAGGGACTAAAGGGTTTGAAGGGAGGCGGTATAAGAATGATGTGGCAGTAGTGGTAGATGCTCAAGAGAAACTGTTCGCCCCTATAAGGGGACACAACTCTAAGCGTGGCAAGGCTAAAGTTAAGCAGTACAAGCCTAAACTTTATATGACCTTGGGTAATCACGAGAATAGAATAGATAGGGCTACTGAAAGTTCAGCCGAACTGGATGGTACTATATCTATTGATGACCTACAGTATAAGAAGTTTGGTTGGAAGTGTACCCCGTTCAAGGAGTGCTTGACTATTAAGGGTATATCGTTCAGTCATTACTTCACAACTGGGGCAATGGGTCGCCCTATATCTGGCATAAACATAGGCAACTCAATGATTGGTAAGTTGCATTGCTCTGCTGTACAGGGGCATAGCCATCTAATCAGTCACCAAGAATCTACCAGACCTGACGGTCAGAAGATATTTGGATTGAGTGCCGGGTGTTACTCTCATCCTGAGTACAAAGAGAACTGGTGTAAGGATACTGAGTACCAGTGGTGGCGTGGTGTTATAACTTTAGTGGGACTAGACGGGGAGGGATACTACGATGCTATCCACTCTGTTACACAGAGGTCAATCACACGATGAGCAAATGGACTAAGCATAAAGGTGGTAAAAATAAGTTGCTTGAGCAGAGAAAGGCTTACGCTAAGATAAACCAGAGAGGCAGGAGCAAGGCATCAGTGGAGTTGATGCGACAGAAGGAGAGCCTTCAGTATTATTTCGCCCGTGACTGCTGGATGCTTTCAAAGAAAGGGATACTTAGTCCGAAGGGGTTGACTTGGGATTCAGTATTTGAGAGAAAATGGGGTACTCCGCTAAAGGTATATGTTGCAGCCGAACAACAACGCCAGCGGGAAAACGTGTCAGTCCGTAATATACAATCTGATCCTGATCTTCCGTAAAATCTTCAGGGTCTTTTGTGTTAGCGATGAGGATTGTATCCTCGTCTTCACTTAGCAACCATCCAACAGAGAAAAGGGTGGGGCAGTCTACTGACTTCTCCCACCCTGCTGTTGCTATGATGTCGCGCCATTCGACTACGACTAATTCTTTTTCTTTCTCTCCAGTGGGCCGGGTAGTATCCATCCGATCACCATCGGTGCTACAAATATCAGCAGTAATGCCCATCCACCTATCTCCACTAATGATTGCATGATTGTCCATATATTATCAGGGGCGCAGTCCATATCACTCACCGCCGTCCTGTGGGATATCTCTGTAACCACATCGACCACAAATGCACTCGTCATGGCTCCCGCTATCGGTGCAAGGACACCCCCCGACAAGACAGCCCCCGCAGTCGCACCCAGACCCGCTCCCGTTGCTACTATTGTCGCCTTCTTTACTGTCGTGCATCCTACTGCGAAACAACAGAGGGCGAGGGTGATCCATAAACTGCGGCCAGTACGAATATCACTGCCACTACTATTACTATGCCCCACTTCACTCCGGGTTCTAATGCTTGAAACTTTGTCCACATAATTATCTCCTATGGTTTGCTCATCAATCGTTCTTCCATCTTATCTATCCTATTAAGGACTCTATCTATCGCGCCATTCAATTCTGAACGGCTAACCGCATCTGTTGCCACTTTAGTAATTCGATCATGCAGGATTTTATCTTCCTTCATCAAGTTGTCGAACAAATAAAATATCCTTTTAAGCACGAAGCCGGTGATTAAAAGCATCATGCCTAGCAACGCATCAATCAAGATAGTAAGTTCCATTAGGATTCATTCCAACTTGTTTCTGCTCCTTTCTCTGGGAAGTTTGGCTCAGGATTTAAACTGAATGACATACCCGCCCCACTCGATCCATTCCACATGATGCAGGATTCCTCAGAATCCTTATAGGATTTGGTCACTACTAGTGTGGAAGTAGACATCTCCTTATTGGTAAACCATACCATAGTTGTGGTAGGACTCATGTGGGCTAGCATAACTGGCGCCTCTTGGTAGTCCCTACCTAGTAGTTCAACCACTCTAGCGAAACTTGGGAAACAGTGGAGCATGATGGGGACTTGCTTGTCCGTCATGTCATTTGGTCTGTCCGTTTCTGCTAACAGAGGTGTTCCAATAAAGGATAAGGCTATCGCTAGTAGTAAGTTCTTCATGTTCTCCTCTCGAATGGGTCAGTGGTTTCTTGATGCTCAACTGCCTCAATCAAATCCATTAGTTCTTCTGCCTTCCTATTCTGTCCTTTCCTTAATGCCCACTTCAGTTTACCTTTAAGTTCAGCCAAATCTTTTCTAAGATTCTTGTTCATAAAGTATCTGTCACGATCAAGATTTACATTATAAGTTGCAACGCCACTAAAGAATCTTAACCATCTCGCGCTCTCTTGTGTATCTTTATATGTTGATCTCTCTGCTCCTAACCCAAAGTAAGCATCAGTCTGCTTGGTCGGAACGCCAGTCTTGGGGTCGAGTATGCGCTCACCAAATACACCTGCGGGATTAAGTCTATTGATCTCAGTTAGGGGTACTAAAAGTTTAACAAGATGGTGTATGCGGGGAGCCATCTTGATACCCATGAAGTCATGAGTCTCACCGGGGTAGGCTTTGATCTCCCTCTTCATGAAGGAATCGTAGTTGGCTATCTGTTCGAACAGTTGTTTCGGGATAGGGCTGACCATCTCGTTAATAAGATTGAGTGGTGTATGCACCCTCTGAAGGTCGGCCATTGGTAATAGATTGAGCAGGGTAAAAGCCTTTATGACTCCATCCGTTTCATTACCTAAGAACACAGGAACCCTCTCGCTCCAGAACTTACCGTAGTCAGTGTGATCTAACTCACCTGTCTCATGCTCAAACTGTTGCTTAGCAATGGCTAGTTTCTCTGCCCGTTGAGGGTTCTTAATGAGATGCTCGAACTGAACTGGGATGTTCTTCCTTGTCCATGTGTAGAATGGCATCGCTCTCTTCAGATAGTTCTTCTCGAAGGCTGATACATCTGAGTAGTCAAACAAAGAACCTTGCACTTCTCGACCAGCCACATCAAAGATCATGTCATCAACTGTCACAGGGTGGTACTCTTTAATAGTTCTATCCCTATACTCAACACTCTTAGTCTTGAAGTATCCTTCAGGAACCTTACCACTCTTGATAGCGTCAGCCAAACTATGCTCTAACCCGTCAGGAGACACCCACTTATACTTGCTTGGGTCTTTATTAATCTGCTGAATGGTGTGCATGAACACAGCATACCTAGCGTTACCCTCTATTGACCCACCAAAAGCAAAGCCTCCCCGAACAAGCGGGTTCTCTGGGCCTAGAGTCCTCTCAAATGTAGTACCCTTCCCATCTCTAACGGCTATACTTCTTTGCATATCTCGGATGTTGTCAGCCGAGTAGTGACCTGCTGTTACACCTCGCTGTATCGCCTCATTAACTAGCCTCTCCATAGAGTAGCCAGTACCAGCGTAGTCTTTGGCTTGATATTTACCGGGTGTTATTGACGGCCTCTCTTCAGACTTGAGTCTTATACCTTTAAGGTTCCTTAGAACCTCCGCTCTTTTGGCAGGGTCGCCATTGAATCGTGCGTAATACTGTAGCCTACCTGCATCCCACAATAGTTTACTTGCTTTCGGGATGTTCTCTCCCATGCCTGTAACAAGGTAAGCATTCCATAGATTGCCTATAGCGTTACGAGAATGGTAGGCAGGACGTACACCTAGAGTCCAAGCCTTCCATGAGTTCTGTGTTGTGTCATAGAGTTCTAAGAACTTCTGCACTTCTTTATTGCCTTTAGCAGAGCCAGACATTACTTCCATAGCATCTTCTATCTGTCTCGCCACCTGCTTAGGAGCGTGGAATACACCTGCGGAACTTTTCTTCATGGCCTCCACTACTGCATCAGCATGGGTAGCCGCTAACTTATAAGAGTCTATTGTAGTAGGCTGTATAGTATACTCTGATAGAGCCTCGCCTATAGAAGATGGGGTTCTTGCGCCTTCAATATCACCAATAATCTCAACAACATCATCATGGAACTCATCAGTTCTAAGACTTTGTTCTCCCACCTTAGCCTTGAATGCAATATGCCATGCTTCATCAAGTTTAGCCTTGTCAACATATCCTTCGGGGATACCTTCGACTGCTCTTGAACCTTTCATGTCTTCAGGAGATGCCTTCACCCATCGGAATTGTTCATTGGCATTGTCTAACCTACCTGCCCAAGAAGGGTTGATCTCTCTCTTGAGCCACTCTCCATTATCGCCTTGTCTTAGCCATAATCCTATTTCATTCTCTCCTTTATGGAGAGTTTTGTCATAAGAGAACTGGGCAAACTCCTCATCCATCACCCATGACTTGTTGCCTTCGGCATCTGTCACTTCCTTAGAGGCGGGTCTATTGTATAGTTTATGAAACTCTGCCTTCAACTCAGTCAATCGTTCGCGTGATATCTGTGGGCCTATACCATAGCCTGAGTCAGTAATGGAATCTATAAAGTGTTTCTTCTGTATAGCCTTGGCCTGGACTAACGCTCTTGTACCCAACGCTAGACCGGGAGACATATCAAAGAACGTGGTTAAAGGATTGTCTCTACTGTGACCCTTCTCCCTCCATACTTCATTCAGTCTCTTAGTCAGCATGATGTTGGCATCTTCTGAGGACATATCCCAGAGTTTCCGACCCTGCTTGTAGTTAGTTCCGAACAATGCTTTCGCTTGATCTTCCTGACCTAACTCATCTAACTCCAACGCCTTCATTCTTTTTACTGCTTCTTGGTTTCTAACTCTAGGAAAGTACCCTCTACCTTCTAAGGCTTGGATAGGCATACCTGCTGCGGCAGACTCATCTACCAGTTGCTTCATGTAGTTAGACCATAGAGTAAGTTTTTCTATCCCCTCTTCTCCGAGGATGTCTATAGTTTTTTTATCCATAGCAACGAAATCGCCATAGACTTTTTTGTACATAACCCCTTCAGAACCGGCCATAACATCCCCAGTTTCTCTGTCTATAAGAGGTATAAAGTTTCCTTCTCTATCTGTAGCGTACTCAAAGTTGCCGTCAGCATCCTTCACCTCTATACGCTTACGCTCCATCGCTTCAACGAATACTCTTTCAATAGCGTCTTCAGACTGACCAGTAGCCTTGGCTCTAGCAGTAATGAAGTCTTTTAATCCTGTTAGATTGCGGCGAGTAAACTCTTCATGCTCTCTATATATTCTGTTGGACTCTCCAAGTTCTCCTTTAACTGCCTTGCCTTTGCCTGACGCTACATTAAATATGCGTCCAAGGTCAGCAAGCCCAACCTCACTTGACCCAACCTTGACATTCATAGCGGCATCAGCAGCAGACTTCATCAGAGGGGTTACGCCAGTAGCCTTACCTGCTTTTGAGAGGCCTCCTCCTATAGCCCTTACTGTACCTGCGCCAGCATAGGTGAGAGGATCAGTGGCTACATCACCTATAAATCCAAGCACACCTTTTAGATAAGGGTTCATATCTTCAGGCAGGTAGTCTTGGGTTCTGATCTCATCATTACCCATAAGACCACGCTGTGCGCCTGTCCAGAATCCCTCGTTAGGGGTAAGGTCTACACCTCCCATTGCTTGATGCAACTTAGAACCCAACCATGACTCCTTCACTCCAACCTTTACGGATTGAAAAGGACGTTCTAGCATGGACAGGTAGTCGAGTACGTTCTTGTTCTGCTTCCACGGCGTATCTACTTGACCATGTTTATCCTCTAAAGCAGACAGTAGTCTCTCTTGCTGGGTGGCGTATGGTAGTTGTTTGAAGTCATCAGGTACGGTAGCGTTAAACTTCTGTCCCTCATAACTAAAACTAACCTTAGCCATCTATTGTTACTCCCCCGGGGTTACGGGGTCTTGCACCACCCCCACCTAACATCTTCATCCACTCATCTACCTGAATATTAATGGGCTGCTCTATACCAGAGGAGTCTTGCGCTCTTCCGATATGGTTGCTCATAATATATTGCCTTAGAAGGTTTCTTGCTTGACTGTCTTGACCTACGGCAAGCAACTGTTGGACAGAGGCTATTACCTGTGCGGCTACATCCTCTTTCTTCTGCGAGGTTGCTGGTGGGCGCATATCAACATAGGCTCCAGATATTTCAGCGGCATCTGCGGGTGTGCCTCCGGCTTTTAACACTCGCTCGTAGGCTGTCTTGGCTGTCTTAGGCATATTACCCGGAGTGAATACAGAATCAAATATCTCAGCCTTTCGAGCATCACCACTCGCCTCTAGGTCTTGCTTTAAAATAGCCATTCCTATCTTCAGCATCTCCTCACCCGAATCAGGATTAACAAGATTAACTATACCATAGTTGAGAAGAAGTTTTTTCATCTGTCTGTTGAACTTAGCATCTTGTGATTGCTGAAACTTTACTCGCGACTGTACTTCAGAGCCGGCATTCCACTCAGGGGTAGAGGCTCCGAACTGTGGACGATATGCTTTAGCATCGTCAGCGGCTACCTCATCTTCTCCTCCGAATAATGCTGACCCAATCATGTTGGTTCCCACTGCGCCAGCACCTAGCAGTCCAGCAGCACGGGCATACCCCCATTTTTTATTCTTAGGAAGGCCATACAGGAGTTGGTTAGCCCGACCCATAGGGAGTGCTGGGGGTTGCCCCACCTCACCGTGTGTCATAGGACGGGGGCCACTGGTGCCTGACTTAGGCGCTCTACCTCTCCACATAGGAGTCTTTGCTTCTTCAGGTACACGACCTACACCTTTAACTCTTGTCCCTGCTTTAGTGGCTGCTTGTTTAGGTGTGTGACCTAACAATCTTTTGCCCTGCTTTAAGGCTTCGACTAATGCTTTCAGTATTGCTGGGTTCATTGGAATAACCTCTTAAAATATGCTTCTCCTAGCATCTCCCTTAACCTTTCGATGTTCATTATTTGTCCAGAATTTCTAGTATCGTTAATGGGGTATTGCTGTGTTCGCACGACCTTAGTTCCCTTGCTATCCTGAGTTGTTACAATCTTCTCAGTTGGATCATGAGGCCCCGGAGTTTGAGGAAAGACAGAGCCACCTGTCCTCCAAGGTGCATTGGCATCAGCCTCATTAGGATCGCCAAGGTCGGGGGAATATAATGCAGCACCTAAACCAGTTCTTGGGAAAGCCCATCTAGCAATACTTGCAGCATCCATCGCTAACCTCTTTGCGCTATCATTAGCGATAGCCCCTTGAGACTGAAGGCTTGGCCGATACTGTTCTAATGCCGCAGCAATTCCTCTAGGAGCGCCAGTTGTTCGAGGGATTCCTTGTGAAGAAGGCGGCGATGATCGCTGCCGCATAACCTCGTCTATATTCCATGAAGGAGTTGTCTTTAGAGGGTTGCTAATTCTGTGGCCGTAACCGCTCATAGCCCTACGCATAGCCTCTGCTGTATTCTTATCTTGAGGAACCCTTATAGTTCTTCGCTGGTTCTGAATAGCCTGTCTTCGTGCCATCTCCCTCTGCCTTTGCTGATCGTACTCAGCAAAACTATCTATGCTTTGAGGGTTATATGGCCCGGTAACAGGAGGTCTTGAAGAAGGAGGGCCGGTTAACCTAGTCCTGAGATTGCCCTGTTGACCTAACAATGGCGTTGGTGGCCGCTGCCCTATTTGTCTATGAGGAGGTCTCGCAATCGCAGTAGGCCGTCTTGGGTCAGGGATTCTTGCCCCATTCCATCTGTTGCCCGGTATACTACGGCTATCAATAGGTATTCTACCAGAAGATATATCTAAATCCAGCACCGGTTTAGTTGGCGAAGGCTCTTGTATAGGGGACGCATCATCCATAGAAGATCGTAGACTCTCCCCGGTTTGTCTAGGTATATAGTAACTCGTCTGCATCTGCCTATCGCTTTTAGGATTAGGATCACCTATATCTTCTCTAACCCACCGGTCATTATCGAATATATCTTTGAACTCAAAGTCTTCAAACGTACCCTTGCCATGATACCTATTAGGCTTTCCAATTTTACCTGTACTTGGATCAATGGACGAACCACCCGTCCAACTATTCATAAAAGATTTCTTTAGGAGGTCAACAAAATTCATGATAAGTACCTGTAATCCTTTTCCCAAGGCGCTCTCATTGACCAAGCATCACCGAAGGGTATATCTCCACCAGATGCTCCAGCCAACTGCCCCATCTTACCCTTCTTACCACCCTTCATTAGAGCAGCCATCATCAGTTGATTGAGGTAGTCATCATCATCAGCCTTTGGCTCTTCCTCTTTAACAGGATTCTGTGCTTCATAATTTTCCACAGCAACTTGCGGCCCTGAAGGTGGAATACCTATTTGGTTAGGATAAAAAGACTCAGGTGGCGGCCCATATTCCTTTAGCCCAATACCGCCTCTAGTGAATGGCGACATCCATGATGGTGTCTCAGGGTATATATTTGGATTCTCTTCAGCCAGTCTTCGCAAGATTTCCTGTAGTGTAATATCCTCATCCATTATAGTTCTCCGTAGTTGACAGCGTAGTACCCATTATCCATGAGTTCTACTGCATCAGGATTAGTCTCAAGAACTTCCTGAGCCATCACTCCGTAGGTTGGGGTATCAACCCCTAACTCTAAGGCTTTCTCGTTCCAGTCCCAAGAGTAGATATTATATCCCCTGTCTATACCTATGTGAGTTACATTATCTTTTAGTCTGACATCAGACATTCCGAACAATGTAGATGCTATACCTGCTATCTGACCTATCTGGCTTAACCCACTTGGCCCCGGTGTAGTCTGTGTTCCTGTAGACCCGTAGTCCCCAGTCACCATAGCCATATAGTTTCGTAGTGCGTTCATAGGAGCGTTAGCCTGATACTCGTATCGAGCCATGTCACGGTCTATAGCGGATTGCGTCATCGCTCTACGATCTGCCCCTACCTTACCCATAGCATTATACATAGATAGCGGGGCATTCATGGTGTTGGGATACTGCTGCTGACCGAACTGCTGCTGACCGATGATCTGATTAGCGGCTGGCAGTCTCATACCTTGAGCAGTGTTATAGGCGCTGCTATACATATCTGCGAGAGGCTTGGTTAGGCCAGACTGTACTGCATCTGTTACCGCCCTGTCCTGCATTAACCCTGCTCTGCTTGAGCCTCCGGGTTGATACTGCACCTGCTGCTGTCGTACTCCGGGGAGTATGTTCTTCTGTAGGTTGCCTATCACACCCTGAGTTAGAGCGTTTTCCATCGCCCTATATGGTGTACCCGGCCCTTGCCTAACGTTACCTGCTAACAGGTCGTAGGTTTGATAGGGGTTAAAGCCTGTATGACCACCAAGGCTACGCATAAGCGCACCCTCTGCACCTGCTTGCATTCCCCCCGCTCTCGGCCCCATTGCATACCCAAGGGTGGCCTTCTGAGCCGCTGTCTGGGCAGGGTCAAATCCAGCAAGGGTTTCACCCGGATAGTATTCGGGTACTCCTTTATTGTAGAGGTCTTTAGCCGCCCTAAACCCTGACGTTAAGTAGGGTATCTGTTCCTCCCACGGAGCCGTGGTTGATGTGCTTACTTGTGTTCCGCCGCCCATATTATATTCCTCTATTTATTAGAATGACCGCCACCAGCGCCACCTTCCGCACCACCGTGATGGCCTCCAGAATCCCCAGTGTCATTCCCATTGTCATGCGAATCGCCGCCAAGTCGATCAGCCGCCTCAGCAGCGGCTGCCTTTGCAGCCGCAATCGCCATCCCCAAGAGATAACCTTGATCCCCCGGAAACAGCCCCAGCGTATTTCCCATATTATCTATGTTATCTTCATCACCCCCCGTACTACCGCCAGTGCCATCAGTCTGACTACCCGGATCGTCATTGGGGTTAGTAGTAGTAGACTCGCTAGGCGGCACATAGTCTACTACGTCCATTATGCCTAGAGGGTTCTGATAATACTGTGGTCTACCCACCTTCAATTCAGGGGGTTGATAATCCCATATATTAGGCTGAACAAACTGCTCGCCATACTCTTGACTCCAAGGCTGGTAGAGTAGTCCTGATTGTCCTTGTGGCATATACTGTGACCAGTCCTGCGCTTTAGGGTCGTTGTATTCAGGGACGAGCATGGGGAAATATATATTGGAATCAGGGTATGGGCCTGTACCAGTGCCGGGATCGGGGTTATCCCAATCAGGTGGGCCTGTTCCCCCACCCGGGGGTGTTCCACCACCACCACCACCTTCATCACCGCCTTTATAGGTCTGCCACCATGCCTGACCTGATGCCTCCTTCGCTCTCTCTCTAGCCTTCCAATCATTGAAGGCATCCATAGCGGTAGTCCAAGTTTCTTTACTTGCGTCAGCGGCTGGTAGGGTTATACCGGGGACATGATCGTAGTGTAAATCCCTAGCGTGATCTAGGATTCCCTTATGGTTTTCTTTCCACGCGCCTCCGCCTCCCATTACGCGTTACCCTTTTGCCATGCTCTCATCTGATGGCTCATCTGGGGACTCCATGTTCCGCCACCTAATTCAAACTGTTGTTTAGCCCTTCCCATCTTACCACTAGCCGCCATCCTCTTGGCTTCTGCCAACCTTCCGGCGGATGTAGCGCCCCAATCAAAGCCCATAGACTCCCCCTTAACATAGGGATTAGCATTTCCTTCTGCTTGAAATTGTGTATTCATTTGCTTGTTCCAGTTGTCGCCCATAACTCCTTTTGCTCTACCCATCATACCGGCATTAGCAAAGCGTTGTGCTTGAGCAACATCATCGGCAGATGCCCCGCCCCAATTCCAATCACCACCGTAGTTTTCATCAGCAGCGGCTTCCGTTCTTAGCAGACCACCAACATCATCCCAGTTTCCACCACCAAGGCCAATCTGCTGTTTCGCTCTACCAAACTGACCAGCGTTAGCAAATCTCCTAGCCTGTCCTAAGCGGCCTTGACTAATGCCAGCCCAAGGATCAGGTGCTGCCACATCTCCAGTGCCGCCTGTCCCAACCCCCTCTTTAGGATATTTCCCCATTCCCGGCATACCGGGGTTCTGTACTGGGGGTTGCCACTGAGGAGGAGAATTATTATACCCCCATCCACCATTAGGATAACCGTATGATGGCGACCATCCATAATTACCCGGCATACCGGGGTTCTGTACATTTCCACCCCAACCGGGCCGTATAGTGTTGCCACCACCACCCATATAACCAGACCCACCATTAGCGGGATCATCAGGGCCACCCGATACGAATCCGGGTAGGCGTTGCCCAGTTTGATTACCATAGTTTCCACCCCAAGAGCCAGACCCCATGTCAGAACTACCCGGCATTCCCGCAGGTGGTTGCCATCCCCCGGCTCCTTGATTTCCTTGAAAATTTCCTCCACCTGACATTAGTGCATCCTCCCTTGTAAGTCTTTAGTAAAGACTATGTATGAATCTTTCCATTCTGGTAACATTTTCTTCCATCCTTTTCTGCCCCACAATTCCATAGAGGAACATCCAACCCTGATAGCAAAAGCCTCTATCACGGCATTGAACTGATTGTGCGCTTCTATAAATTTCTCACCTGCTATTGCAATAACTCTGAGAACTTTCTTTTGTGGGTATGCTATGATTTGAGTAACCATCGCTATAATAATATTGTTATCTTCCGTGGCAACCCATAACTGCATAGCGCCCTGTGTTAGGGTTTCTAGATAATCGTCAGGCTCCATCTCTCCTTCACTTCTTTCTGTAACTCTAGCCAGCATTGGCGCAACATCTTGCCAAAGGTAAGCGACATCTTCTGGTTTAATAAGATGCGCCTTCAAAATTCAATCCTGTAGTAGGTCATTACTGCCCCGTCATCTCTATAGTTCAAACCTATCGACTGGTTCTGGGTGATCTTCTTCACCGCGCCGATCTGATAACCGTCCTCCGTTGCTCTCAACTGGAGGGGTAGGTCGAATCGAGATACGGCGTAAAGGGTTGCCATCACGACTCCAGCAACGATCATCTCCGTTTCGTACTCCTTGTACCATTCCACTTTCTGCTCTCTCTGACCGCAGAAATCTACTGATCTTCCGTTTCCTGTGCCTACGGCTCCCGCTAAACAAGCGGCATCGCCTAACGCCCTAGCCGCTGCTGATCGGCTCTCCTTCGCATACTCTGACGCAACAACCGGCTTGCCTGTGACAGCAATCGCTTGCTTAACCATCGCAGTAATCTCTGCGGGGGTCTTATCCCAACCAGTCTGAAGGTAGACATAATCAGCATTTGCATAGTATTCCTTATTCCCCTTGTGTCCACCAATACCAGAGGTTAGATGAACCCCAACTGGTTTGTCAGTGATTGATTTTAAATGAGCGACCAGAGCATTAGTTTTCGCGGCGCTCCAATACTCATCACATTCTAAGCAGGCGACATACCCTGTAACCTTGTCATCAAACCTACGGACGATCTCGCTGAAGTGAGCCTTCTGAGCGTCCAGTGATTGAGAGGTAATGCTTGGGCTATCGTCAGGTGTAAGCCACATGATTGGACTTAACCCTATGTCATTCAAGGCGTCCAGTTGCGACTCCCAATCTGGCTTAGGACTTATGGCGCTTACGTTCTTAAAAGAACTACCGAAATTATCTCCAGCATTACGACTGTATATATAGATGTGAGTATCACCGTTTGCTAGTGCTGCCGCTCTCATTCTAAGTTTTTCTGCGTTGGGATGTAGGTAGTTAAGTGTCATCCACCCATCATCCACCATTAGGAAACTGGCCCTACTCCCGTCTGCGTTAGAGGGCTGTCCAAGCAGTGCCGTTATACCAATAGATACCATCAGCGCCCAACGTATTACCCCAAGCGCCTGTTGTCCCATACCCTGCCGCATATCTCATATCTCCTTCCCTGCTTTTTAGAGGGGCTTTAAAAGTAGGCTCCAGTCTGAATACATCCAAGTTAAACAGAACATCGGATAGTCTGTTTAACTCATGGAAGAGGTAATCAGAAAGGTTCTCATTACCAACCGGGGCTGGGTTAGGAGTCCATCTGTTTACAGATTTTACAACCTTACTAGGTGCGACACTAGGCATATGATCTTATTCCTCGTGTGCCGCTCTGCTGTACTTCAAAGGCTAGACCATGTAACCTCCAATCTATATCGGTAGTAGACTCTACCTTAACCCCAAAGTATTTCCCGCTTACCCTGCATGAAACCTTAGACTGTGAGTTAGGGTTAAAGGCTACTGGCCCTTCCCATGTGATTGCATCCTCTGTACTCATCTGTCTGCCTATATACACATTTACGGTATTGTCCCCGCTGACCTCTATCTGAGGGTATACAGCAGATACAAACTTTACTGATTGAGGGTCGCCAAGGTCATAACCAGACCTCTCTATATACGCTGTCATGTTGGAAGTATCTTCCTTATTCCCGGAATTATCTCTGTAGAATTTGGTATTGCTTACATCGGCAAACACAAGATTCTCTAGATGAGTGTCATAATCTGATGATCCCCACGCTTCAGAATCCTCATTCCATGTGTTAGTTGAGGTATCCCATACTTTACCGCCGGGGTGGGCGGCTAAAATACCATTTGAAATATGAGAGGTAGTTGGCAAATCTCTAAATGTAAATGTGTTCTTTTCCCAGTTCCATATAACAGCCTTGTTTACTACTGTAGAACTTTCTGTGGGATAACAGGCTAGAATTTCTTTATGAACATGGTCGGCTACAACAAAACTCTTTTCCCATGAAGGGTCGTTTAGATCACCAGCAACAATCTCATCAAATACTGCCCTTCGTAATTTGCCAGTAAGAAGAGGTGTTACAGTTTGCCCATTACAAAGATAGAAGTTTGAGTTGCCCATAAAGAAATGGCCGTTCTCAAAATCTACCACAGAGTTCTTACATAACGCTCCTATAGTTGGGCTTAGTAACTTGAATGAAAAGATGTAGGGTGTACCTACATAGTTCATTATGTAGATACTGTCATTTTTATATATTATAAAGGAATCACCCAGCGGTAAACCGTCTAGTATGGCCCCCGGAGTGTCTGCTAATTCATACTCTCCAGCGTCCAAAGTTGCATCTGAAGAATCCCATGTTACGGGAGCAGTAAAATATGAAGCCTCTGTAGACCACTTAACTATTCTTGGTTCTACATTACCCCTATCAACCACGTTAGTCCAATTAAGGCCAACAAGAAAGGTTCTGAATGAGCGTATAACTTCACTCTTGTTTGTCGAGTTGCCAGCCTCTTTTGTAGTGCCAACACTCCAGTTCTGCAACTCTCTGAGGGGTACTATTTTAGATGGAATCCCGCTGCTATTAAGCGGCCACATCTGTGGAGCATCATAGCCATTAGTTGCGATGAGTAGTCCATTAAGGTTGGTGGTAGTCCAACGCCTAGTATTCTCAGTGGCTGCATAATTATTATCAGTTGTTGCGGTAGTTCCAACTGGGGTAACAACAGACAAATCTTCATGGGCAACAGAACCAGCAGCCCTAGTACACCCTGTCAGGTCATTAGTTGACTTACCAGTATATGTTATTTCTTCATAATAGTTGGTTGCTCCTACTGCTACCTGTTTCGTTCCTAGAGCGATAGTTCCACTAACAGGGAACGCGCTCGCGTCAGTCAATGCGATAGTGGTGACGGATGCGTTTATAGCCCCATTAAGGGTATTTGTTGCTTGCCTAGTTATATCTGTCCAAGTAGAGCCATCCCATACAGCAACCTTATTCTGTCCAAAGGCCAGCCAGTAGTATGTTCCCGCAGAATCTTCATAGGGAGTTAAATAGTATGGTGGGAATGTGATAGTTTTTAAGGCTTCCGTATAGCCACGAATCTTTTTAATTCCACTATCCAATACTCTTATATTATTTCCACCAGACCAAGCGTTAGGCGGCAACTCGTAGGGTGGCACATCTTGTATGATGCCCACCTGTCCTACATTGTCGATAGGTACTAGCGGCATTACGCTGGGGGAGTAGGCCAGACAATATTAAATGGATCGCTCTGATCTGTGACATCTCTCAAATCCTGACGATATGTTTCCCACTCTGCCAGAACAGATGGATCAAGAGGAACATCAGGTAGTACCGTCCAGTCGCACGAAGATAATTTACCATCTCTTTCGGCCCTGATAACATTCCATTGTTCTGGATTTTCTCCTGACTGAACTACAGACCATGCTGGTTTTTGTGGGGGGTTGTTGTATACGACCTTTGCGTTATAATCTGATTCATTAGATACAGAACCATAGATACCAAAACCCTCGCCCGGAACGGCAGCCCAAAGGATATTACTCAATGTTACATTATTCATTCTTCTATCTCCCAAACAACCATAGTACCACTTACAAAAGTAGTTCCTCCCCCAGAAGCGGTTGGTTGTTTAGACCATATATCAAAAGTATTGTTTCCAGAAGTTCCGTCTGGGCAATTAGCGGCAATCACTTTCCAAGTATGTGACATTCCAAAACCATACTCGCAAGAGGATAACCCACTAGGAACTAAATCCTTAATGTCCCCAACTCTAATATTGTCAGTAGTCCCCACTATCAAAGTGCCAGATGTATTTGACAACCTTATATCAGTATATTGGTGATCACTGCCACCATCCCATGCGGAAAAAACATCATTCATCCCGTCTACATGAACGTATAATGTAGATGTTGTGGATATTTTATTATGTGTAATGCTCCACCCTGTATCTATATAAGTATCTGACCTAAAGGTAGATGTACTAGATTGAATAGCATGGGTTACGCTAACAAGCGGAGTTGTAGCAGTGGTTACATTTGGCAGTGAGTTTTTCAGAACCGTTTTAATTAAACGGATATGATCATCACCCTGACTTATAGAGTCAGAACCTGTGGGATTTGTAGTAACTAATCCACTAATGTATGTTGCGCTTTCTAATGCCATTATATGTATCTCACATGGTAAGGATCAACCTTTTCGTCAGGAGCGTCAGGCCATCCCCAAATAGTTTTATCCACAGTCCTATCATACGTTTCAGTTTCAGGGCCAATGGTTTCCACACCTTCATCATCGTAGGTGGATACCTTCCTCTCTTCCTGTATTGGATGATTCTGGAAGTTCCGCACTGCATCCACTGATGCGAACGCCTCTACACCAGACTCAAGAGAGTTGCCGTGAGCGCGAACCTCGTTACGGTATGTACGCCATTCATCAGACATAGCAGTACCACCGTCAGCCTCTCTGATTACTCGCCAGTCAGACGAGGACAGGAGTGAGCCAACGTGTGCGTTTATCTTGGAGATGACGTTAGTTTTGAGTTGCTCTACATCCTTCTCTGTGCTGGCGTAGGAGATCACCCACTCGCCATCAGTAAAGGTGTAGGACTCTTGCCCAGTGTTCCAGTAGCGGCTGTCAGGAGCGTCTACACGAGCAGGAGCGATGCCTACGTCTAGTAGTTCTGCCTTAGTCCATGCCCTGAATATGTTTGCAGGGTGTTGGATGCTATTGATTGTTAACGCACGAGGCGTTTTAATTGTTCCGAATTGAGTTGAGTACCACATGGGTTACCTCGCGTTAGAATATTTGAATGGTGATTCGGCTACAGCATAAAATATATATGGCCCACTAGAATTGTTATACATAGCGCTATCGCCTCTAATTTTTATACCGTTAGAAACAAAATCCATATCTGCATATCCAGCCCCAGCGGTACTTTCTATAGCACTAGTATTAGGATATAGCCTTGTATCTACAGCGTTATACGGGTTTCGTTTGTCGTCAAATACTACCCAATCAGCGCTAAAACCTGTACGCTTAAATATTGCGTAGGCTGGTTTGAAGCCCGTGTAGATAAAAGTTCCGTCTGCACTACCATTACCCGTGTACGACGATCCTACCTTGCTGTAGCCTTCTATTGAATTGAAGGCGTAAAACACACGACTGTAGGTATTGGTGTTTGTTCCTCCTACTCCAATTGAAAATACAGATGATGTTGGTGCTGTATTGTTAAAAAACAAAATTGATGTTGTTATCGCTCCAGATTCATTAAGTGCCAGTGCCGCTGTTGCGCCAACAGATTCATGGTAGACGGCCCAATTGTGTGCCACTGGGTCATCAAGGTTTTTAATAATTATCATTTCGGGTGTTACCGAAAGGCCATGACCTACAGTTGCTCCTGCTGTTCCGTTTCCAATGTAGGTTCCCGCAGAAAAACCCGCCGTAGGATTCGCACTAACTGATGACGTTATAGTTCCATCAGTATTGGATACAGCAGTGCCTCCTGCTTTCCAGTTCCATGCGACCATACTATCTGCATTTTGGCCTGTATTGCTTGATTGAGTACCGGTGCTAAATCCATCGCTATCGAAACTTGCTATTGGATAAGAAGCATCTTCTGCATTAGTTAAATCTGAATATACCGGGCCACTTGCAGCACCTCTGACCGAATCATGTAGTTGATTGGAATAAGCATCAACTCTAGTTTTAAGCCAGACAAGATCGGGTTGAAAACCAGCGCCAGTAACCGCTACACTTCCTGTTACATCTCCTCCATCGTAAAGAACAGTATTAAAATGCTTAGTAGGATCAGCGATAGCAGGGTTGGACATATTGTCCGTGTTTAACGCTTTGTATCCTGTAGGTGGGGTGTAATAGAAGTCCTCGCCAGTACCGCCATTTCCTTGTGCTGTTTCGGTTCCGGCGAATGAGGAATCTTGTCCGAAATTGGCCCATCCGCTCTTTGCTGCGGTCGCAACATACGTTACCATCCCAAAGTTAAAAACTGAAGAATTAGTTATATCCCCAGAAAGGGCAATCGCTACTCCACTATTTTGTACTACTCCGTTTTTATAGAAGGTGATTTCGGAATCATCAAGATTTAACGCAGTACCAATAATGTCATCATCAGTAAAAGAGGTTAAGGTATTGGCGTATGTGCCATCAATATTTACTCTACCGTTGCCATAGTAGACGAACACACCGGATGCATCTTGTGGGTATATAGCACTACCATCCCACCAGCCCACTGTTTTATTACCAATAACACCAATCGACTGTGATGACGCACCGACTCTGAACTCAAAGTACCATTTTCCAGAAGATGCTCCAATCGTAGAAACATTAGCGTTGTAACCACTTGTGTTGTTGATTTTTAGATTGCCTTCAGAGTATGTCTGTGAGCCATACCACTTAAGCAAAGGATTCAAAGTAGCAAAGTTATTCGTGGGAGTGTCAATTACAACATCTGTAGCAACCAGATTGGTAGGAGTGAAATCGTTTTTATTCCCAGAACTATCTGCGCCTAGTCCACCATCAAAGTCTGAGTGGATAAGGAGTTTAGTGTTTGCGTCTGCGGTGAATGCTGTGGTAGATGGAGTGAATGTTGTGGTGTACCGCGCTGAGTCGGAGATACGGATTTCGTCCATCCATCCGGTTAATGGATAACTGCCAGCACCATCCCAATCTTGAGCGCCAATAACTACAGGCAATCCATCTAAAGAAAAAGTACCCGCCGATCTATTTCCAGCATCAGAACCATTCACCCAGAGAGTTTCTGTTGTCCCATCGTAAGTTAAGGCAATGTGGTTCCACTGCCCGGCAGTAATACTTGTTCCCGGCGCCCAATCATCAGCGAAATGCCAGACTCTAAAAGCGCCACCATTTAAAAAACCAAGACCTACGATTGATTTAGTGGATCTAGTATCCCCAACGCTTATGAATACCTCACCACCTGAATTAACCGTGTCTGAAACATATACCCAAGCCTCTAATGTATAATTATCATTTCCTGAAATACCATCAGAGTCAGTAATTGTTAATCTATTTGAGCCGCTAAAACTAATAGAACTGCGTCCAACCTTCTTTTTTGCTACAGTGTTGGATACACTACCGTTATTGGTTATGGTGTGAGCGGAAGAACTACTATCCGTAAAACTATTCGCTAGTTCCGTGGATGAGTATTTCTGGTAGAACCCGTTAGTTCCGTATGTAAGTCCTGTTGCCTCTATGGGTTTCCATTGGTTAGTAGCGGCATCTGTTTCACCAAAGGATGATGCGTCTAGGGCTGTGCCGTCTATGAAGTAGACTTCTGCTAGGTAGCCATCATAATAATTTGACCCTCCAGCATAACTACTGATGCGATGAGGAACAGTAGAATTAACATGAAGGTCTGTATCTTGAGCGGGATATGTGGCCGTATCAAAAACTGTTACTTGCTCTCCATTGACATACAGCCTTGCTCTATTTGCGGCGACTGCTTGAGTTGTGTCAAGTTGAAAAACAATATGATACCAAGCGCCAACATCCCGATAAACAGCGGTGGTTGATAACACCAATATGTTAGAAGCGCTATTTGTGCCATAAATCTCTAACTTATCTGAAGCGTTAAACGCAAGATACAATCTATTGTTATTGTCTGTATGAGCATCGAAAAAGTTTTGATAAGCACTTAGATTTGACCGCTTTACCCAAGAACTCCAAGTCCAAGTCTTTTGATTACTTGCGCTACCGGGAGTCCTACTCAAATAAGCAGAATCACCATCATCAAACCGCAACGACTGATCTATGTCATAGCCAGAAGACTGACCAGATGAGCCAGCAAGGATGTTATTAAATACAGGCATTATGAGTAATTAAGAGTTGCCACTGCTTGAATATTTGTTGCGTCCAAGATAACGTAATCTATTCTGTCAACAGCCGCCGCTGTCGTGGTAAGGGTTGGTGCAGTACCTCCTGCGAAGTCCCAATCAGTTCCCCAACTGGCCGTCCTTGATCCTGTACCATCCTGTGTAAGGAAGATAGAACCACACTGACCAGCGGTATCATTAGAAGGATTAGCAAACACAATGTTGTGCGCCATCGTGCATGAAAAGTTGTTGGAGTCAGCCATGTCAATGGTTACTGTCGTGGCTGATGTAAGTGCGGTGATCTCTCCTCTCTGCCCTGCTGTCCATGTATTTGCGGAACCAAGAGAAACGAGGGCAGTAACACCATCCAGAAGATTCATCTCTGTTTGGGTAGTATTAACTGCACCCGCAGTAAGATTAGGGAACTGTAATTGCAACACCGACTTTATTAAGCGGAGATGGTCATCTCCCTCGCCAACTGGATCGCCGACTACGGGATTAGTATTAACTAATTGACTAATATATGAGGCTGTTTCTACCGCCATAATAACCCCCTATTAAGCAGATGCAGCAGTAAGGGTTACTGTAACTGTAAGAGTATCCCCGGAGATAACAGACCTAGCAGAGCCAAAGTCAACAGCACCGTATAGTGTTCCAGCAGTTCCTGATTTAGCAGAGTCAGAGTTAATGAAAGCACCCGCTATTGTAGCGGTTCCATTAATTGAATACGTTGCTAAGTTTCCAGTATTATCTATACTTCCAGATGCCGCAGTCCCTAGAGTTAGCGTCTGACGTACAGACTGAGAGTAATCCGTATTCTCTGCCCATCCAGCGTGGGATGACATAGTGTCACCAGCAGCGACAGAGCCAGCGGCCTTCAATCCTACATACCATGCGGTAATCTGAGTGCCAGCATCAAAGCAGGAACTAAGGACATGATTGAGTCCTGCGGTTACTACTAGGTTCTTTCTTTTCTCGCGCCATTTTTCGGCCCCATTGGAGTCATAGCAAATAAACTCCCAAATGTTTTTTAGACCGAGGTTCATATCTGAATCGTGTGTCATGTGTAAGCCTCCATCGGCCGTCATTGTTGGATTTATATTCAATTTGGATACTCTACATCTGTCCAAGTTGTAGCAACATCACTAACATCAACCCATAGGAAGTCATTAGAAGATGATACATTCATTGTAGAATCTATAGATATAGACTCTGCGTGGTTGGTTGCGTTTACATAGGTTACGCTTAAAGGGATAGTTATAACACTAACAGCAGATAACACACTACTGATTGTGTAGTCCATAGTCGTGCCAAAGGATATATCATTAGCAAGTGTAAAACCACCTGCTGATGTTAGTGCATTTTGTAGACCAAATGACACAACACCTGACGTTGCAAGCGTTGTCGCGTGAACCTTTCCCATGTTATTAGCAAAGGCTATAGACGCTGAAATTGTACTATTATTTAGATTGCTATATCCACCATTTATTGAAAGAGTGGAGGTATTTGCTTTTGCTGGGCTATTCCAGTTAATACCTACAGCAGCCCAAGTTATAGGCGTGGATGCCTCAGCCCATGTTATCGGGGCTGTCACCAGTATCCACTCGTATTCATCACTCTAAGTGCGGAACCTGAATGACGATCCTTGTTATCCTGCTCCTGCATGGATGTAATGGACTGCTCAAATGCCGCAGCCCATAACTGCACTCTAGGATCATTCATAATGAATGGTTCAGCCTCTAATAGGCATCCATAAAGATAGACATCAGGGGCGTTGGTAATCATCCAGTTGGTTGGGGCAACCGAGGTAAGAGCGTCAAACTTCTTATAGAATAACATCTCGATAGTCATAACGCTTCCGGGGATTGGGCCTAACTGAATCTCATCTGCTATGATGGTATACATCTGCGGAGTTCCAGTTAGCGTACTACCGTAGAGTCTATCGTATATCTCAGGCGTGACGTACTGCATAGGAACTATAGGGGATGTGTTTATCTGCAAGTTACGCATCTGAATAAAGCCAGTAGGCAGTGCTAGATTTCTCTGACCACTCACTGTAGATGCAGTCTGCTTATACTCCATAGCCCTAATACGCAAGAGTCTATTGAACCTTGCCTCACACAGAGCGATAAACTCTGGTATCCTATCTGTTAGATCATCTCTGTCTAACCAATTAGCAACAGCGGTGTTTAATTCGCTGTAGTTTGCAATACTCATCTACGGTTAACGTAGTAGATTGCGTTATTCAGGGGGTTAAAGTTCTTTTGAACTGATCCCGCATGACCGGGGTTATATAGCCACATAGTTATAGCCTCGTTGGTGTGGTGCGTAGGAAAGCGTTATCAGGATCGTTGAGATATCTCTTCATCAACTTACTGTCCTTTTCTATTGCGCCATTAGTTTCTTTCATCCACTTTTCCCATATACCTACAGGGATAGATGCCACTCTCATACCATGCTGTTGCTTACCAAAGGTAAGTTTATCACCATAGTTGTTTAGTAATTCTTTATTATTGTTTAGGATACCTTCTGCGTCTTGATGGGTTACAAAACTTGTTGTTCCATCAGAGTTTTCTTCTACAGTGGTAGGTCTTAGATGTTTCATAATGGTAATGCACCGGGAGTTTTTGACATCTTATCTAATGTTGATACCGCTTTCTTTACAGACGCTTTCTCAGTATAAGGCTTTCTTTTAACCACTTTTTCTTTCTGTGGTTTCAAACCTTCTTTAAGTAGTGCTTTGCTCATTTGTCCCTCTATAGGTCATCTAATTCAAAATGAATGGCCCCCCCGAAGGAGGGCCAAACACATTTACGCCGCTTTGACGCCAATAACAGAGCCTGAAGCCTGACCATTCTTACCACAAAGGCCATATTCAGCAATCATCATCTGTTTAACAGAGTCGCCAGTTTTAGCAAGGGTTTCCGTCTGGAAAGGACGCAGATAAGCCACGCTCCAGAAATCGTAATCCAAGACATACAACTGGTTTGACTGACAGAAACGGTTAGGTACAATTTTAAACGTACCAAAGTCCGTTACGATAACATCGACAGAGTTGACAGCATGGGCTGGGGATGCTTTGTCATGGTTAGTCACGATATCGGCAATGACTGAACCAGCCAGAGCAGACAACTTAACCTTCAATGACGAGTCGCACATGATTACGTCAGGCGATCCACCGGCCTTCCAAATCTGCTCGACACAGGTATTAAGCATAGCCATTGTCAAAACAACTGCCGCGCCACTAGCGGCTTTCACTGCCGTGCCATTACCAGCGTTAGCAACAGCGGCGGCAGTTGGGCCGTCGATGATGTTAGAGTCACCAGCAGTTGCGTCACCAAGCCATGAGTTAAGAGCGGCAGTTTTACGAGCCGTTCCAGATGCGCCAGCAGTGGCGGTATCATTACCCGTCAGCATCAATTCCATATCACGCTTAATTTCTTTTGCGCGCTTTGCGAGTTGATAAGCCTGACTTGACTTTCTCCCGGCCCAGTCTACTGCTTCCGCAGTGCCAGAAGTCTGAACTGCTTTCTCAGAAATCTGAGTGTAGTTAGTCAACTTGGTAGGCTCAGAGACTGCCAGCGATGTTGGGTTATCGCCCTCAATTTTCTGGTTAGCGGCGGCGGCGGCGAGTTCGTCTTTCTGCCACTCAAAAAGAGTGTTAGAGCAAGAGCCTCGCCCAGCCCCAGAAATGAACGGGGTGTCCATTGGACTGATGTTATAAATGATATTACTCAAGTCCTCACGGATTTGTACACCACCGTAAGTTTCACGAGTATTAGTTGGTATTGCCATTGCAATATACCTCCTTAGTTAAAGTTCTACGAAATCCTCAAAGAGAGAAACAGAGTCATCTACATGACCGCTCTCCTTTAGACGCTTCATCTGAACAGCACGTTGCTTTTTGGAATTCTCGCCCTTCTTCTTACCAGTTCCAGAGGAAACCATCTTAGGTTTCTTTTTGGTTTTCTTGGCCTTTGTTGTTACTTGGGCGTTCTGCATTTCTTGAAATGCTTTGGCTTGCATAAGAACAAGTAACTGCCGATGATCGGCTAGTTGCCTGATGTCTTGCTCTGAGAAACCTTGTGATAAAGCGAACTCTGTCAAATCTTTTCCAACTTTCCCTCTAAATTCTGGATTGTTCCATTCAGGGATTATGGATGCTAGTTTTTGACGCTCTCCTACCACATACTGTTCATGGGCTTGTGCTTGCTCATACTGCTGCTGTTGAGTTGCTTGCTCAACCCTTGCAGTTTCTTGAGTGATTGAGTTTTCGAGGTCTGCCTGTTCTGATTTCTTAGTCAGGTACTCCTCTCTGTCCTCAACCTTTAAGCGATCCCAATCGGTATTGTTCTCAAGTTCATGCCATTTTCCATACCGCTCCTGCACTGTGGCAGATGCGGCGTCAATGTACTGCTGTCGAAATTGCTGAGTCTGATATATCTCTTGCTGGGCCTGTTGAATTGCGGCTTCAGCACCTCTTCGGTATTCAGCAACTTCCTGAGTTTTCTTTGTATAGTCAGAATGACGGCTATAGCCTTTGACGAGTTCCTCAAGGGGTACTTGATGCTCTTCACCATTAACGGTGACAGTATAAAGATCCTCTCCTTCCTCTTCAACTTCTGACTCTTCATCAGATTCCTCCTCGGATTCGTCATCTGACTCCTCTTCGGGTTCTTCTTCAGAAACCTCTTCAGGTGATTCGTCTTGAGTTTCCTCAGTAGACTCTTCAACATCTTCAGTAGGGGCGCTTTCTTCGGTTTCTGGTTTGACCTCTTCAGGTTCCAGTAGTCCTAAGAATGCTGATTGTGCTTCGGTAATACTTCCCGGGTCTACGGGGAGCGGGGCTGGTTGCGTATCCGCCATTTGTGTTCTCCTTAGATTTGGTATTCCTCGACCTTCCTCGCCATATCTCCTGTATCTACGATACTGGTTAGATGAAGGCGCACCCGTTCAAGGAGTCTTAACGAGAGCCAACATTGCTCTCTCGTATCTACATCGTGAACACCTGAGTTATTCCATGTGTCCTGTAAATTCTTTTCTAGTGTATTAAATGATTCTTGCAGTAATGTGTCTTGTAAGAGGTTTTGTGCGTGACGTTCTCTTTCGATGTCAATCATGTTGCTCCTATGGCTACTGCTCTGTTCTGTTCTTTCTCTAGTGCTAGTTCAGCGACTTTAAGTTGTGCGTCTACCGCATCTTTCTGAGCCTCCTGCTGAATCTTTTGCATCTTAACTTGTACATCAGCCGCCTTAATCTCCAACTCTTTCTGCTTGAGTTGCATCTCCATCTGAGCCATCTGCTCTTCAGGGTTAGGCTGTTGTGGTTGTGGCGGTGGTGGCTTAGTTAAGTAATCATCTACATTCTGGTAGCCCATTGCTTTAATCAATGCGGCTCCTAGATTATACATATTCTCTGGGGTTACGATGGGGAGTCCACCCTGCATGGCTTGTGATGCAAACTGTAGCATCTGGGATAGATGACCCATCTGCTGATCCTTTGAGCCGTTACCCAAAGCAACCGAAACAGTGCAGTCCATCTTGTCGCTCCACATATCAGGGCGAACAGGAATCCACTCGTTCCGTAACATTACTACTCTCTCCTTATCTTGGTTCTTTAGCAAGAGTTCATAGATGCAGAACATTAATTCTTTAACGCCTGTCTCCGCGAACTGACGAGCAATTAACTCCACCCTTGACTGAGCATTGGTCATCACAGCATTCACCGCTGTAGCCGTTGTATGGCTTGTCAGAGCATCTGCGTTGATGCCTTGTGTGTTCTTATTTACTCCTGTCCTTGCCTCTCTTATCTCATCCAGATAACTGAGCATCTGGAAGGATTCAGGCTGTAGTGGAGGGGTAGCCAAGGGCATGACAGCGTTGGGGGATTTAACTCTTACCACCCCGCCCGGGCGCTGGGTTAGCAAATCATCCAGATTCGCTTGACCTTCAAGGACTGCATACCTACCAAAGTTCTGGTTATAGGCGTTGTCCATGAGATTTCGCATCAGCGTACTCTTAATGAGTTGCAAATCCATTACTAGATCAGCCACGGATAACCCAAAGAACTTATGCGGTATCTTTAAGGGAGTAATAGAAACAAGGGGAACCTTGTCTATCTCCTCATTCGAGAATATATAATCCCCTACTGTACAAACCTTGCGTAGTTCTGCAATACCGTCATCATCATAGTCTGTTCTGATGAAGGATTCATGTAACCAATACTCTCTTAGAGCCTCTTCACCATTCTCGTTAAGTCCTACACCCCACGAATAGGAGTCATCAAACTCGTAACGAGCCATTCTCTCTGCGTTGTATACTTCCTCGTTGTATCCCGCACCTAACTCTCCTACATCAAAGTCATCATCGGGGTACATCTCCCTCAGTTGCGAGACAGTTTTCTTAACCCGGTGGCAAACGAACCGTGCGTTCTGTATACCTTTAGCCTCTCTTGAGATAAGGAATTCATCAGGCGGTACATTCTCTATCTTAATTTTTCCGTTGTATGATCCCCTAAGAAGAACTACATCGTGATATGTAACTTCCTCATAGTATTCATTCTCTTCTATGATCTCTACATTCTTGTCTGCACTAAGGAGTTCATACTCCATATCTGTAAGTCTGTGGTATTCTTCCCGCTGCTTTTCTGGATACTCATCCCACCATACCTTGACTATGCCATTCTTCTGTAAGAGGGCATCATGGAACCATGAGTATAAGATTTCCCACCCGGGGTTATCTTTAGTGAAGACGTAGTTAACGTAGTCGGTGGCTTGTTTAGCCGCCTGGACATCTTCAGGGCCGTGAGGAGAGAACTTAACCATCTCGTCACCAGACGCGAACACCCTCATTAAAGAGGGCTTAATCCATTCTACAGTGTCCTGTACAGTAGAGTCAACGTACTGACTACGGCCATCTACCTCGTTACCAAACGGTAGAGCATAGTAATACTCTATAGCCTTCTCTCGCTGTATAGATATCTCACCATCATACCCAAGAGAATCTGATATCTCTTGACGTATCCGTGATACTAATTCTGTTTCGTTATCAGACAATTCCGTAGTTCCTATATGTTAAGTCTTTAGTCCATTCGGGGTCAGCGCCAGCAATAGCATAACGCTGTGATTGGAAGGCGTACCTTGTGGCGCTCATTATATCATCACGCAGAGGTACTACCTTTCCCCCTTTGCGATGATACATTCTAAACTCCTCAAACCAGTCGGGCAAGGTAGAGAATACTTTGAACTTACCTGCTTCCATAGATTGAATCATAGCCATTAACCCTTCTTCTATTGAATTAGAGCCTTTGACCTGACCTAGAGCAGGTGGATTAGTGAAGTGTTCCAGTTTAAAGTTGCATCCGTGGCCTCTATATTGGTCGGCTAGGCCCGGATTCCCCATGCTATCCCTGCGATTTCCGTCATGTGGGTAGGCTATAGGGATGAAGTGCGGCCTCATCTTGATGATCTCAGCGTGAACAGCCGGGCTTGCCTTAGATGCTCTGTAGCAGTCGTAAA